CAAAACTTAAATGATGTGTCTAAAGCAGGTGGTTATGGTGGTAATGGCACATGGAAGTTTGAACAATTTGGTCAGGTAGTATTAGCTTGTAACGACAACAATAAAATTCAAGCATGGACTATTGGTGTATCTACTGCATTTGCAGATGTTGCAGCAGCAGCTCCTATAGCTAAAGATATTGCTGTTGTTCGTGATTTTGTTTTTGCAGGAAATATTAGTATAGGTTCACAGCCAGACAAAGTTCAATGGTCAGATATTAATGATGAAACTGACTGGGTATCTGGTGCTACAAGTCAAAGTGATTTTCAAATAATTGCTGATGGCGGTAATGTTCAAGCAATAACAGGTGGTGAGTTTGGTGTTGTGTTGTTAGAAAAATCTATAGTTAGATGTTCATATGTAGGTAGTCCTCTCTTTTGGCAATTTGATGCTATTTCTAATGGACTAGGTTGTTTGGAAGGTAATTCTGTTGCTAGGTATGGAAACATTACTTTCTTTTTAGCAGATGATGGATTTTACTCTACAGATGGACAAACAGTAACAAATATAGGATTAGAAAAATTAGATAGATGGTTTTTTGGTAGGGCTGATTTAACAAAACTTAATACTATGAGTGTTGCTATAGACCCTGTTAAAAATCTTGTCGTATGGAACTTTGCTGATGTAGATGGTAACAGAAGAATACTTATTTATAATTGGCAGCTACAAAAATGGTCAAGAGCTGAAACTACATCAGATGTCGTAGGTACTATTGCTACATTGGGAGAAACATTAGAAACTTTAGAATCTATTTTAGGTTATACAGACATAGATACTATGCCAGTAATATCACTAGATTCCAGATTGTTTATTGGAGGTAAGTTTCTATTTGCAGGTGCAAGGGCAGATAAAATTGTAGTATTTACAGGTCAGTCTACAACACCACAACTAATCACTACAGACATAGAAGTTGGTTACAATTCTGTAGCTACACTAGCAAGACCACAAATAGACAATGGCACAGCACAAGTTGCAGTAGCTAGTCGCAGAGAATTAGATGACAACATTATTTTTAGTACATTTGTTTCTGCTACAACAGAAGGCAGATGCAGTTTAAGAAGTGCAGGTAGGTATCATAGATTTAATGTACAACCTACAGGTAACTGGACAACAGCTATGGCAGTAGATGTAGATGTAAAACCACAAGGTAATAGATAATGCCTAGAATGTATCGTACACTTCCCTATCAAGGTGGTGACCCTAGATTAGTGTCCGAAGTAGTTAATAACGCTATGAATGGTAAAACCAATAATAGTGGCACTTTTACTTTAGCAACATCAGTGACAGAAACTACTGTTGCTAATGAAAGGGCAGGTTTTGATTCAGTAATTTTATTATCACCAAGAACTGTAAATGCAGCAGCAGAATCAGACTATACATATATTAAAACAAAAGCTAAAGGTAGCTTTATTGTAGGGCATAGAAATACATCTAATACTGATGTAACATATGATTATATCATTGTTGGATAAATTTTATGAAACTCTATGTAGTGCCTACGAATCAAGTGCAAAGATTTTGGTATCTTGCAGAACCTTTATTACAAAAAGCATTAGACAAAGGTAACAACGAATTTACTAACGGTCAGTTAAAACTGTTAGTTACACAAGGTCAGCAACAATTACTATTAGTAATGAAAGACGAGATTTGTTATGTAGCACTCACTGTACAATGGATTAACTATCCTAACGACAGAGTAGCTTATATAACTTATATAGGCGGTAAAAATACAAAAGCAGGAATGGAACAGTTTAAACAGTGGGTTAAAGAAAATGGTGGAACTTCAATACAGGGTTCTACTAAATTTGAAAGCATTACTAAACTGTGGAATAGGCTTTACGGATTCAATAAAAAATATCAATTAATGGAGTTGAAAATAGAATGATTAAGTTAAAAATATGGTTATATAACTGGCTTGCTAAAGATTTAGGCAAATTAGGTAGAGAGGGAGATACTGAACTTGCTCATGTTAATACATGGGAAGCTAATCTTCTAAAAGCACATGGAGGTTCAGGAACAATTAATCCTGTTACTGGATTGCGTGAATACAAAGGTGGTGGTGGTGGTAGTCAAACACAAACAACCACACAAAATATTGACCCTGCTATCTTGCCATACATAACCTATGGTTTAGGACAAGCAAAAAATTTGTACCAAAAACAATCTCCAAGCTATTATCCAAGAGCAACTTATGTTCCAGCATCCGCAACTACAAAAACAGCATTAGATTTAGCAAGTGACAGAGCAATATCTGGTAATCCATTAGTACCAGAAGCTCAATCAACAATTAGTGATTTGCAATCATCAGTAAATCCTGCATTATCAAACTTTAGCTCATTAAGGGGAGGAATACCTAGTGGAGCTTTAGCAGGGACAGAAGCTACAGCAAGAGGAGATTACTTATCAGCAGGTAATCCATATTTTTCCAGTATGATGGCAAGTGCAGCAAAACCAGCAGTAGACCAATTTAATTCAGCTATTAGAAACATTGGTAGTAGAACAGCAGCATCAGGTAGATATGGTTCAGGTGCTATGGGTGAAATGGAATCACAAGCATCAGAAAATCTAGCTAACGCTTTAACTGACAAAGCAGCTCAACTAGCTTACAGTAACTATGGCAATGAAAGAGGTATGCAAGAACAAGCAGTAGCTAGATTAGGTGATATTACTAATCAAACATTTAACCAAAGATTAGCAGCAGCTCAAGGTCTTGGTAGCTTATCAGAGCAACAAGCAGCAAGACAAATGAACGCAGCTCAATTAGCTCCAGAAATGGCTATGGCAGATTATTCAGACATAAATCAATTAGCTAGAATAGGTCAGACACAAGAGCAGTATGCTAAAGACAAACTAAATTCAGATATAGCTAGATTTGAGTTTAACCAAAATAAACCATACAGTAAATTAACAAGTTATCTATCAGCGGCTTATGGTGCTCCTGCTCCAGTAAATCAAACCACAACAGGTTCTTCTAGTGGGGGAGGTAAATAATGGGTGCTCCAGTATTAGGAGGAATGGGAATAGGTGCAGCATTAGCTTTAGCTCAAGGTAGAGACCCTTTTAAAGCAGCAGCTATTGGTGGTGTAACTGGCGGTATGTTTGGTGGTTCAGATGGTTTTGGCTCTGGATTTGAGTTTGACAAAATGGGATTTGATTTAGGTTCTGGTGCATTAGCAAACACAAACAATCAAGGAGCAAATCTGTTAGGTGGTGCAAATACTTCTGTAGGCACAAATGGTTTAATAGGAACATCAAACAACCTACAAAATGTAACAGGTAGGGTCACAGGTCAAGGATTTAGCCCTTACAGCACAGACTATGTATTAAATACTGATGCTTTAATGAATGACAATGCAATAGCTAATACAGCACAAACAGCACCATATCCAGCATTTGATAAAATAACTAAATCTACACCAGAAGAAATAGCAAAGGCAAAGGGAGGCTATGAAAAACCTTTATATGAAAGGGCATTTAATAGCGTAGTAGGTTTTGCAGAAAAAAATCCAATCGCAGTAGCTACATTAGGTATGACAGCATTAGGTGGCAGTAGTGATGCTAGCCCACAACAAATAACGCAATCAGTAGGTAAAGTTGCACAACAAGCATACAACCCAAGTCAGGGCAACATATTAAAAGTAAGGAGAGCGTAACATGGCAGATTCATTGCTAGATTTTGATTACAACACAATGATAGATAAAGCATTGGGAACAACTAATCAGCCCTTTAAAGGGCTTATTAATGACCCTAACTATGAGGACTCTCTAAATATAAATACATTATTAGGTGGAGGTCTTGGTTATGTTAATTCTTTATATAAAGACAAAACACTTGCTGAAAAATTACTTGCAACTGCTACTGGGGCTAAAGCAGCGAGAACAAAAGGTATAAATGATTATGTTAAAAATATATTAACACAACAACAATTTAACAAAAATGTATTAGACATGGCTTTAAATAAAGGAAAATTAAACAAACAACCTTTAGAGTTATTAGAGTTACAAGGAAAACTTGAAAAGCAACCTTATGATATCCAAAGTGCAAAAGTACAGTCTATTTTAGCTACATCTAAATTAGATGGTATGCAAAGATTTGTAAAAACATTGCCCCCTAAAAAAGCAGCAGAACTAGCTATTGACCCTGAAAAATATTTCTCAAATAATAAAATAACTGAAGAAGAAAGAATGTTGTATAACACATTAGGTATTGATGATAGGTTTAATATTCCTCAAGACAAAGCAGGTATGGTAACTTACTTTAATCAATTGCCAGACCAAAAAGATGTTGATGCTCATAATGCAGAAGAAAATAGAAAGGCACAAAATGACCCATTATACAAACCTAACTACTTAAACAATGGTAAATTAGATTTTATTAAAAGATTAGGAGCAACTAATAATACTAATACATCTGTTAATCAACAGTTAGAACAGCAAACTGTTCCTGAAGGACAAGTAAGAACATCTAATGGAAAACTTATGTCATTAGAGGAGTTTGATAAACTGCCATTGAGAGTTCAAGAATATCTTGACCCTGACCTAGACATAGATTCATTTAGAAAAAGAAAAGAAAAAGTTTTAGATGCAAGAGTAAAAGACAAAGGATTAGCTCGTTACGGACTTACAACAACAAGAGATGTATCTAAAAATATTGAAAAAATATTAGATGACCCTGAAGCATTAAATGCTTTATTTACAACCACAGGTAGATTTGCTGTTAAATTTAATGAAGAAACCAAAAATTGGTTTGCAGAATCTGGTGGTAAAGCTGCTGATGTTGCCAACTTTTTAAATTCATTAAAAAGCAAACAATTTACAGAGCAAATACAAAGAATGAGAGCTAATAACCCAACTGGTGGTGCTGTAGGTAATGTATCTGATAGAGAAGTAGCTATGTTCCAAAATATGCAAGAGTATTTATCTATTGGTGGTAGTAGAGACAAATTATATGAAGCATTAGTAGATTTATATGGAAAATCAAAAATTCTTTCAGATGAATACAAATCAGTTTATATAGAAGATTATGGAGAAAACCAATGGTCAGATTCATTAAACAATGCTATGCACACATACAAAGAATATCCACCTACAGCCACAGAAGCATTACGAAAAGTTCGTGGTGAAAATATTAGTGAAAAAATAAATGCTGATAATCCACAAATTCCACAAGTTAATACTAGAGAAGAAGCGTTAAAATTACCTAAAGGAACAATTTTTAAAACTCCTGATGGTAAAACAAGGAGAAGATAGTGGCAGAAGATTTCTCACAATTTGCAGAAGTTGAAGATTTCTCACAATTTCCAGAAGTAACTGAAGAAAAAACTTTATCTGGGCTTGGTGAAAACCTTGCAACTGATGCAGCAAATTTAGGTGGGGCTGTTGTTGATATGGTCGCATCTCCACTTGATACAGCAGGGGCTGTTACTGATTTAGCTGTTACAGGAGCTACAAACTTACTTCCTAAATCTGTTGTTGATGATTTGTATTCTTATGAAGATGACCCAAGCTCAATGCAATACAAGTTAAATGAATTTTTAAAAAGTAATAAAGCTACAGAATTTTTAGCTACACAACCTAGAGAAAGCTATGAACAAATGGGTGATGTTATAGCTGAAGATGTTAAGTCTTTAATAGATGACCCTGTAGGCAGAGCTTATAAAAAACCATTAACTTCTTTATTAGAAGTAACTGGATTAGGTAGAGTTGGAACTACTGTAGCCAAAACTGGTAAGTTTGGAAACACAGCAGCTAATGTTGGAAGTAAAGTAGATAAAGCATTAAATTATGTAGACCCAGTATCAGGAGCAGCAGGTCTTATTGGTAAAGGTGCTGATGCTGTAAAAGATTCTCAAATGGTAAAGTATTCTCAAGACATTATTAAAAACAAAGGCACAGAATTAGGAACAAAATATGGATTTAAAATATTACCATCTACAGTAAAAGATAGAGGTGGTAATTTAATTAGTAGAGTAGGTGAAAAATTAGCAGGTGAAAAAAGAACATCAGAAAAAATAGTTGATTTTAATGTAGACCACGCAGATAAGCTATTAAGAAAACACGCAGGTGTTACTGAATCTACAGCTTTAGGAAAAGTATATGATACTTTAGCTAAAAAATCTAAACCATTTTATAATGACATTGCAAAATTACAAGGAAAAACTAAAAAAGTTCCTGATAACGAAGTTGTTATTAATAAGGTAAGACAAAAACAAAGAGGAGCTTCAGATAGAATTGTAGATAGACAAAATATAATAGAAAAAACAAAAACAGTTCAAGATATACAATCAGGTCAAAGTATATTAAACAAAATAGAAAGTCAGAAAAAAATTAACAAAAAAGCATATAAAGATTCAAGAAAAGAAAACTCTCAAGTAAAACAAGAAGTATTAGATGAAAATGCAACTAAATTAGATAATCTTCATAATGAGTTAGATAGAACTATTGCTTATAACAAATCACTTGCAGAGCAAAGAGGTGCTTCTGCTAAAGAGCTTGAAAAGTTTGACTCTATGGCAAGTAATCTTAAAAAAGCTAGAAAAAATTATGCTATAGGTCACAGTATAGAAAATGCACTAAACCCAGATGGAACAATTAATCTTAAAAAGTATGCAAATGAAAACAGAAATAATGCAGCCGTTACAGGTCAAGCTAGAGCAGTTATAGATTTTTATGATACAAACCCAACACTGTTTAAACAT